TTACAACTTAAAGAGTTTCGCTTGCCCTGGATTAACAGCTTCGACGTAGTTTTTGACCCCTATTCTGTGCGGCTCATAATTGCTTGAATAGAAATCAATCAGGAAGTCACTCATTTTCTGAGATGTGACTTTCATAACTCCCTTACTCAAAGTTAAATTAAACACGCTAATCTTTGACGATGGTGCCTGAGTTTTACTCATGTTGGCTTGATAACCAGATTTACGCATTGCCACTAGTGCTTCGTCGTAAGCCGCTTGTAATTGGGCCAAATCGTTTGACGAGATGATCACATCATCCATAAACACACTTAGCTTGAGATCATGATGTTTGTTCAATCGGCGTAGTAAGCTACCAAAATAACTTTTATCTAAGCAGAGGGTTGCAAGTATTGGAGATTGAACAAAACCAAAAGGGAGGACATGCTTATGTGGACTATGGGACAAGTTTCTTACAGTTGAAAATGTTGAGATTTCCCGCGCTTGAGAATAGGTGAAGTAGCTCTTTAGATCACGGGTGATACGACTACGGCTCGTTGACTGAAAAAAATGTTTAATATCAACAACGGCAAAAAAATCACTTTTTAAGTGTAATCTGGCAGCTTTAAGATGCCCACCAGTTCTTAGATGGTAAAAATAGAGTGGCGGAATCCACTTGTTTCTGACAGCCTGAAGTATCTTCCCTCCGACTTTACGTGCCTCAACGCTTGGGACATAAACCCAAACCCCGGGCTTAATCTCAAATTTATCTTCCCACCTTTGAACTTCTATTGTCATGAGTTAAATTGTTGTAGTTGAAGGCCATGTTAAGAACGGCGTAAACCGCACCAACTAAGCCAACAAACGCGGTTGCGCATTTGAGCATAGCGGTGATCAGTTCAACACGCGCCTTAACTAAGCCAAGTTCGTTTGTATCCATAACTTGTTCCTCCATAGATACCTGACGTCTCTTAGCGCAAGCGCATGGCCCTAACTAAATAAAAAATAACAACCAGTTAGCCCAGAAAGCTTAACAAGTCGGCGTCCGATTACATGGCAATCAGGTAATCGGTCCGCAGTCGCAAAGCGACAAACTACATATCTACGGAGTGGGGATAAATCCCCGCTAACGTCAGGCATTGTTAATTTAACCTCAACTTATAGAAAAGTATAGTTTTAAATCATGTAGTTATGTCGCCATTTAAATCGGCAAACCCACCTGTTTAAATTTATGAGGATGCGGCTGAACCGGATTTGACTCTTTTGGCGTTGCAATCGAACGAACAAAAGTTTCATGGGTAACAAAAGTATGGCTGCAGTTAATGTTCTGGCACTGGTTGTAACGCTCTTTGGTCAATGAAGATACCTGAAAACTGCTGCGAGTATGGGCGGCACTTCCACACAGTGGGCAAATCATCATTTTTCGAGTTCTCCCCATTTTTGCTAAATTCACAATAATGATACCGCATTATTCCATTTTGAAAACTTAAAAGTTCTCCATTGCGAAGAATCATTCCATTTCGAAATCATCAATCTTCACTTCAAGCTCCAGACTGGTCGTAAAACCGTTATCCGGGCTGACAGTATGCGTCAGGGTGGTAATAGTCCATTCCGCATCATCTATCTGCTGTTTAAAGCCACTGACTTTCACTGGCATTTCCGTGTAGAGATCTGCCCGCCCTTCCGCCAGTTGTAGCGAGAATGACGCAACGCCGCGTTGCAGGCGTTCCCACTGCATTTTCGCCGCTCGTTCGGCGTTGCTCCGGTTGGCATAAGTGCGATTAAGTACCAGCACGTTTTCATCCGTACCCACCAGGTAATCGCCCTGCTTCGCTTCAGGCTCTTTCTTCTGCTTCTTAGTTCTGCGCTTACGCTTCACCGTGGTGCTTTCTTTCTTCGCAGGTTCACGGGTATGCAACCAGCTGGCAATTACGCCCGTGTAGGCTCCGCGATCTGCCAGGGTAAAGCGGTGACTGTCGCCGTCCTTGCGTGTGATAGTGATCACTGGCAGTGGTTTACCAGTGGCGCTTTTGCCCTGCCCCTGCCGGATGAATAACAGATTGCCATTTTTCACCGACGCGATGGCACCGTACTGTCGCGCCAGTCGCATCAGAAAACTGCCGTCACTCTCATTAGTCTGGTCTATATGCTCCACGGGCTTATCCGACAGCTCTTTACCCAGTGCCATCTTCAGCTTGTGCCGCGCGGCTATTTCCTTCACCACTTCCCCGATGGTGGTGTTATGCCACGATTTTTCACGGCGGGTATTCAGGGTTTCCCGAAAATCAGCACTTCGCGCCCGGATAGTCAGGCGGTCCGGTGCGCCAGTGTGTTCAATCTCGTCCACCGTGAATGCCCCTTTCGGGAAAAGCGGCTGCCCCTTCCAGCCCAGCGCCAGCGTAATGACCGCACCACGGCGCGGCAGCACGATTTTTCCATCGGCGTCGTCCAGCTCCAGATCAAGCTGGTCCGCTTCAAATCCCCGGTTATCCGTCAGCGTCAGCCCCATCAGGCGGTTGTCCAGCACAGTGGTGATATCCCTGCCTTCAATACTGATGCTGAATGCCGGAGTTTTGTTGCCTTTGTTAAGCAGTTCAGAGCTGAAATTCACGACAGCAGCCCTCCCACCGTTTTACTGATATCGCTTAAGGCAGATGTTGCCGTTCCCTGCAGATTATTCAGTTGCGCACTGAGATCACCGAACATATCGGACAGGGATTCATCCACGCGTTTTAGCGACAGGGTGAACTCAATCCTGCGCGGCATACCGTCGCGGAAAAACTCCGTTTTAGTCTGATTCAGTCCCTCAATCACATACATGCCGTAAATCGTGCCGCTGCCTTCAATCAGGGGCCATGCTTTCCCCTGTTCTGCCATCTGCTCCAGTGCCAGCAACGACAGCCTGCCGCCTGTTATTTCCGGCATAAGAACGCCAGAAAGCGTCAGCATGTCGTTATCCGGTCCCAGAAACTGCGTTGACGGGCGTCGGTTAACCCGGCTGTTAGCCGCATGTCGCCAGCTGCGCTGATACTGCAGCTCCTGATACGGCACGGTGCGCAGCATAAACACGTATAATCCCAGCACCATCATCATGCGTCGTATCCCCCCTGATCGCTGTAGTTACTCCTGGCTTTTGCCTTCAGCCTGCGTTCACGTTCATCAAGCTGGCGGGCCACCTCCCGCGCAATATCCTGCGCACTTTGTCCTGGCTGCGTCTGAATGATGATCTGCGTCGGTGCCTCAATCCGTTGAACGGGCGACACAGTGGCTGCACGACTCAACATCGCTTCGCCGCCTTTCGCGGGAAGTGCCAACGGATGCAACGGTGGAAGCTCTGCAGGCGCGGCAGCAACACCCATCATTCCGGCAACAACGGCAGCCAGTGCAGCTGTATTTCTCCGGCTGGTCACATTTGCCGGGCCGTTAACAATTTCCGGCCCGTTTTCACCGACGATGCCAAACTGCCCGCGCGGGATATAGCCGCCGCTGTCATACATCCCCGCAAAGCCATATCCCCATGACGGAAAACCACCCAATGGCATCATCACTTTACCGTCTGCATTCACCGTCGCAGGTTGCTGACGCGTCACGCTTTCCGGCAGTTTCGCCTTTGCAGCCTCTTTACTGACAATGCCGAGTTTCTCCAGCAACCAGGAAACGCCAGATTTCAGGGAGTCCAGCGGATGCATGACCATATTCAGCCCTTCCGCCAGTGCCTCCCCGAATCTCCGCCCCATTGCCGCTGCACTCTGCAGTTCGGCAGAGGTCGACTTAACGGGCGTCAGCAGATCAGTAAACCAGCCCCACAGCGCCTGCACTTTGTCGCCAATCCACTGGAACACAGGCTTAAGCGGTTCGAACGCTGCACTGATGGGACCTGCCGCCGCTTTGAATCCTTCCACCACGCCACCGAGAAATGCGGTGATGGGTTGCCAGTATTTCCAGACAACCAGTGCCACACCCGCCAGTGCAGTAACCACAAGACCTATCGGACTGAGCAGAGCACCTAACAGACCAGATACGGCATACAGGGCAACGCGCAACATCGCCAGTGGACCAGATGCCAGTACTCGCAGCACCGTGCCTGTGGCAGCCAGCCCGCCGCGTAGTGCTGCCAGTGGATTCATAAACATCACAGCAACCGCACGTAAACCGGATAATCCAGACCGCAACAGTGCAACCGGCGCACCTGCTACAGTTTTCAGGACATTTCCCGTCAGTGATGCCGTGCGGTGCAAAGACGACAACAGCGCAGTAAGTAAACCCGCTGCGTTGCCCGATGAAGCAAGCCCGCGTCGCAGCAGTGCCAGTGGAGCGCCAGCCAGCCAGGACAACGCGCTGCTGGTTCGGGTTACTGCTGCCGTAACGGAAGGTAACGTTTTGATACCCAGCACAGAGAATCCCAGACGGATCACTGCCAGCGGCCCCAGCACTGCAGCCAGCGCCACCGCTAAGGTGCCGAGGCCTACGGTAACCGCAGCCACAACAGCCGCTACTTTCATCAGTGTGCCTGTCAGTTCCGGGTTAGCTTCCACCCAGCGGCGCAACGCCCCCGTAATGCTTTTCACCGTGTACAGAATATCCATCAGCGGCTGGCGCAGCGTTTCGCCCAGGCTGCTGAAGGTGTTCTGCGCTCCGGTTTTAACCAGCAACCACTGAGCAGAAAGTGAGTCCTTGTTGATGTCGGACTCTTTCTGCATGGAACCGAGCGCATCATTGCCCGCTGTCAGTTTTAGCTGGCGCTGCAGTTCCGGCAGGTTGTTTGCCAGTTTCGCCGCGTCATCACCAAACTCTTTACCAAACAACATGGTCATGGCAGACAGACGCTTGTCCTGCGGCAGTGCGTTCACCTTCTCCAGCACACGCTGGATAGTTCCCATCGCATCCTTCGTCATCTGCTTTTCAATCACTTCAGGATTGAGTTTCAGCAGATTCATCCCTTCAAAGAAACTCTTGCTTTGCATGGTGGCAATGGACAATTCACGCACCATCGCGTTTGCTGCACTGGCTGCAACCTCCGGCGCAGCGCCCAGTGTCAGAAAGGTGGAACCCAGTGCCGCCGCTTTACGATAATCCAGACGGTCAGCCACACCGCCCAGACGTTGCATGACATCAATGATGTCCGCCCCTTTCGACATGGCGTTATCATCCAGATAGTTCAGCGCATCGCCGAGCTGTTCAATATTGCGGGTAGGTATTTTGTAGAGCTGGGCGATTTTCCCCAGACTTTCTGACAGTTCATCCGCTGGCAGCTCAAAGGCTGTTGCCGCCTTTGCCGCCGTACTGGCGAAGGCCAGCAGGTCACGTTTCTGGTCTTCCCAGCTGTCGTCAGGGTTTGCGACGTTCATACGCGCACCACCTTCAACCAGTGCAGCGAAGTCCACCGCACCGTTTTCCATCGGCAACTGTTCGCTGGCAGCCTTGATGGCATCCTGCATTTCATAAAAACGTGCAGTGCGGTTGCCATTATCGTCACGCAGACCATTGACCTGCTTTGCCACACCTTTCATGGCATCTTCCATGCTGGTATAGCTTTTTACTGCCGCCATCACTGGTGTCCCCATTGCCAGCCCTGCAGCCGTGGTGGTGGCTCCGGCTCCTGCAATACGATCACGCACCTCCAGCGAACGGGCATAACTGGCACGCGCCGCATTCATCCTGCGCTGAGCTTCCCCCAGTCGCTTCAGCCGCGCCTCCTGTTTCGACAATTCCTGGTTATAACGTGATGTTTCACGGGCTAAACGGGCAGTTGCTCCCGCATCATCGTTCGCAGAAATTCCCGCCCGATACAGTTCTGCACGCACAAGCGCCGTTTGCTTCTGCAAATATTTTTGTTGTTCTTCCAGGCGTTGGACTGCCAGCGTTTGCCGACCTAAAGCCACAAGGTGCCGTTGTGATGGTTGTTCCATCGCTTCCAGCTCAGAACTAAGCAAATTTGCCTTCTGTCTGGCATAGTTCAGCCTGTCGCCTAACCTTTTGTTATCGGCCTGCAGCTTGCGAAATTTTTCCAGGCTGTTACCCGCCTGATTGAGTTGCTTTAATGCGTCATGGGAGTTTCTGATTGCGCCAGCCAGCTCTTTCGAACTGGCCTGTGCAGCACGGAATGGGCGGGTGAGTTTGTCAACCGCATTAAGAATGACCTGCAGGCGCAGGTTATTATCACTCATCGTTGCCTTGTCATCCACATACTTGCGGGTTGCCAGCACTACAGCAGGGTCGATTTTCAGGGTGATATTGTCCGTGCTGCTGGTAATCAGCACCATGCGCACGGTCTGAGTGCGCCCGCTACCTTCAGCCAGTTGCGGCTTATAGCTTTCCGGGCAGTTGCCCACGGCAATCAATGCCCCGGACTCATCAAACAAGCCCACTTCACGTATCCACCAACCGCCCTCGTTTTCAGGGATCACCTGTTCGGCAATAATCTGACTGCTGTTCTGCGGGTCGATATAGAGCATATTCAGCGCAGCCCGGCGTTTCTCATTTACCAGTGCAGTCTGCTTTGAGTCTGGCGTTGGCAATACTCCGCCGCCATCGCCGACCGCCATATGGGTAATTTTTAGCGGCACACCGAGCGCGGCGGCGCTGGCAAGTTTCGCCGCGCCAATATCCGTCAGCAGGGTATAAAATTTTGTGCTCATGGATTCACTCTCATTGTGTCAATAACATGGACCGCCCCGCCTTCATGCGCGGTGCCGCCAGAAATAATTGTTTCGTTGATATACGGATAGATCGTGATTTCTTCGCCAAGATAGCTGGCGGCCCCCACCCAATGCGGACCGCTAGTCTGCAGATTGATGGACATGCCGATCATGTGACGGCTACATGGTTTGGCATCGCTTATCAGCCGCTCAAGTTCCAGATAGGTATCTTCAGTGATGCCCTGGTCCTGCACGCCGATATCCAGGCGAAACGTGCCCGGTGTTTCTCCGGTCTGCCACCACTCAATAATGCGGATCAGGAATCCGAACGGTTCCACCACCCGCCGCACGGCACTGGTAGTTCCTTTATGCTGATGAATATAAAAAGCATCCTTCACTACATGGCGTTTGACGCTTTCTGTCCAGCCCTCGTCCCAGCGATCCACAGAGAACGCCCAGGCGAGATAAGGCAGGAAGCTGACCGGACAGGTAGCCGGATTCCACAAGTCACGCAGCGGCACCTGCAGATCAGAAATCCCGCTACAGGTTTGCGCCAGTCGGCGCTCCAGTGAAGTTGAACCCGGTGGCAGCAGACTATTCATCCGTTCCTCCGTTGGTTACGCTCCACTGCGTACATGATGCCGCCTGTGTTTTGTTCAGGACCACATCCGCCAGCGGAGAAGCCAGTTCCACACGTTGAACACCCTCAACATGCAGAGCAGCAAAGATGGCGCTACGGCGAATATCCCGACCAAGCCTCGTCTGGCTGGCAATGTACTTCTGCAGACTGGCTTTTGCCGCTGCCATTACCGGCTCTGCTTCCGGCCCCGGATAGAGAAAAATGGTGGCTTCCACGCGGTACGGGATGATTTCTGCGCTGCGAACCGTCAGACGGTCAGCCACCGGGCGGACGTTCTCACTGTTCAGAGCTTTTTCCACCACGTCCAGCAGGTCTTTTTCTGCCGTTCCGTCGCCTTCGCGGCTCAGGACAGTCAGCACCACCTCTGCAGGTGCCGGGCTGGTTGCACTGGCATCCGCCACCCGACCGTCGGCGCTTCGGGCATGAAATTCATAAGCTGCAGTTGGCCCCGCAACAGAAAGCCCTTCAAAGGCTGCAGGCACACGCAGGCGTAACGCTTCATCGCTTTCCATCACAGCTGCAACGGGCGGCACAGCATCATTATCAGCAGGCGTCACCGTCAGGCGTGTCACGTTGTAGTTGGCAGCGAGCTGGTCCAGATCGCTCCCTATGGCATAAGCCACCATCACCGCCTGCGCGGCTTCGTTAATGCGCTGGCGCAGAAGCAACTCACGATAAGCATTCTCCTGCAACAATTTGGTGACGGGTTCAGATTCCAGTTCCAGGGTACGCATCACAGCCTCCTGTTCATCTTTCGGATGAAGCGCCACAAATTCGGCCTTGCGTTCGGCAAGCAGCGTCTCAAAGTCCGGCACATCCACAATCTGCGGCGCAGGCAACTGCGAAAGGTCAATCACTGCCATTCTCTGCTCCTGTTGATACGGAAAGGGAAACAGGCACACCGTTATTACGCCGCCCGGTCAGCTCCACCACCATTGAACCGTCAAAATTGCTGTTAATGGTGATGGAATCCAGCGTCAGCCGTGGCTCCCAGCGACTCAGCGCCACATACACTGCCGACATGACCTGCAGGCGTAATGCCGGATTTTGTGACTGGTCTATCAGTGCCGACAGCAGAGAACCATATTCCCGACGGGCAATACGGCTACCCTGCGGTGTCAGCAGAATGTCCCGCACCGACTGGCGCAGATGGTCAATATCAGTAATGGCTTTGCCGCTGGTATTATTCATCCCGCTATAAAGCGTCATACCGGACCTCCGGTTGTGTCGCCGCCTTTCAGGACGCCAGTATGCTGATGCGCATCAACCACAATCCCGTTAGAACTCATCGCTCCGCCGCCCTGGGTAACGCCACCATTGATCACCACTTCGCTGTTAATGCGCGTGCGGTCAGCCTCCAGTACAAACTCACTGGTTTTCATGGTGATGTTGTCGGCAGCCTCAATGACCATTGATTTGATGCCCCTGACATACCAGCGCCCGGTGGCGGGTTCGTATTCAAACCAGCCACCGTCAGGATGTTCTGTCACGCAGGCGTCCGCCGACGTCGACGGTGGAGCGAACTGATTCGAATAGACAGCGGGCAACGCAAAGGCGGTTTCAAGATTTCCGCCCAGACTCAGCAGCACCACCTGTTCACCTTCCGTTGGTCGCCACCATGTGCGGGCATTCCCGGCACGCAGCGTCAGCCAGCTGATCCAGTTGGTTTCAAGGTCGCCCGTTTTCACCCGACAAAGCCAGTTTTCCCTGTCCACTTCGGTGACTACCCCTGTGCGGATCAGGTTGGTGATGAGGCGCATGATTTCGGTTAGTTGTGCGTTCATAGGGAAAGGTTGCCATCAGGGGAAGAAAGGCGGCAGTGCTGCAACTTGTATCAGTGCTGATACAAAGATCACCCCGCCAGCCATTGCAGAATCATGTCGCGGGTCATTGCCTCAACATCATCATTTACACCCAGCAGGCGGCGCTCTGCGTAACGGACCTCCGGTCCTTTGCGACTGACGCGATCACGCAGGCCATAATGGTGAACACGGGCAATACGCTGCACCTTGCCTTCAAACTGTACGCTGGCAGAGTCGGCGCTGGCGGCAGTTTTCAGGTATTTTGTGGTGCGCAGCTTTGCAAACATCTGACGTTTGATGCGCCCCTTCTTGCTGCGTGCTGTTACCCTGCGCGGTTCATAACTGCTGCCATCTGGATTGCGCTGCATCCTGATATTCTGCTGCTGTGTCCGGCGCAGTTCCTGCGCCAGCTGGCGCATCATGCGGCTTCTCGTGGCTGGTTCCAGATTCGCCAGCAAGGCACTCAGCCAGTCGTCCACCTTCTGCAGTTCAGCCACGTTTCACCGTCCACATTTCTTCAGGTTCATCGGGTTCTGCTACAGCTTCAACGCTCGACACACTGCCGTCAGTGCTGACCAGCACACGTTCCGTCAGTTGCAGGTTAAGGCTGATATCACAGACATCGTTGCGCAAAATATCCACATCAAAGGTGAATAGCTTTTCCCGTAACGCCGGGTTATTGATGGCATCGGGCTGGTTATCCCGAAGCCACAGTAAAACCGGGGCCATCAGCAGATTCTGGTCGCCACTGAAATCCTCTATCACCACGTTCAGGGTATAGCGGTACTCCCATGACATGGAGCTGGCCCCCGTGGCAACCAGCGAACCGTTATCCACAAACAGATGCAGTTTGTCCGGGTTATTGCGGACATAAGGCACCGCTTTATTGAGGGCGTGGCGCAGGGATTGTGGTTTGTTCACTGTTTCGCTCCTGACACGCAATAATCATGTCCACTTTGTCTGCACAGACCGCCCAGGCGGCCTCCGTTTCATCCAACAACGCGTTCAGATCACCGTTAGTGCGCGGCGCTGCCTGCTCCAGCCGACACGGTGTCACTCGCGGACAACCACTGACGATAAGCTGCACCTCCGGTGAGTGCCGAACGTTCCCGCAGCCGGATAATGTCAGCAGGCAAAGGAGTATCAGCCCAGCGGCGTAAATCCTCGTTCTCACGTTTCAGTTCCTCGATCCGGTGTTGTCGTTGTCTCAGCAGCGCGCTGGTCTGTTCTGCTTCGGCATAGAGCCGCGCCTGCTCCCGGTTATTGGTTTCAGTCAGAATGGACAGGCTAATAAGCTGGCTGTTGCTCTTTGCCAGTGCCTGGCTTTTGCTCTGCAGCTCGTCTGCCTGCGTACTAATGGTCTGGCTGGCATCAGCCAGCCGCCACGTCTGCCAGCCCAGCGCCGCCAGTAATAACGCCAGCACAACCAGCAGCAACCGGTTCATGCTGCTACCTGTTGCGCCATCTGATTACGGGTGATCCAGAAGGCAATAACGGTCAGCAGATAAAAGACCAGGGTAATAGCCCACCCCGTCCAGCTGGGAAGTCTGGACCGACTTTCATGCACTAGCCCTGCGCCCGTTTGGCTGGCGCGAAGTGTGGATCGGTTATGACCCGGCAAAAGGTACGCAAAACGGCGACAGCGCCGGGTGCGTGGTGGTGGCACCGCCAGCCGTGCCGGGCGGTAAGTTCCGCATTCTTGAGCGTCACCAGTGGCGCGGGATGGACTTCCGCGCCCAGGCTGACGCCATCAAAAAACTGACTGAACAGTACAACGTGACATACATCGGTATCGACTCAACCGGCGTCGGTCACGGGGTTTACGAGAACGTGAAAGCGTTTTTTCCTGCCGTCAGGGAGTTTGTCTACAACCCCAACGTTAAAAACGCCCTGGTACTCAAGGCCTACGACATTATCAGCCACCGCCGTCTGGAGTTTGACGCCGGGCACACCGACATTGCGCAGTCATTTATGGCAATCCGTCGCGCTACCACTGCCAGTGGCAACCGCCCGACCTATGAAGCCAGCCGCAGCGAAGAAGCCAGCCATGCCGATCTGGCCTGGGCAACAATGCACGCACTGTTTAACGAACCGCTGCAGGGCGAGTCCGCCAATACCAGCAATATTGTGGAGATTTTTTGATGGGAAAGAGTAAGAAGAACCGCGCTGCGTCGACGAAACAGATCCAGCATAAAAGCCAGACTTCAGCCGAAGCATTCAGCTTCGGTGATCCCGTTCCTGTTCTGGACCGCCGCGAACTGCTGGACTATGTGGAATGCGTACAGATGGATCGTTGGTATGAGCCGCCTGTGAGTTTCGACGGACTGGCGCGAACCTTCCGCGCCGCCGTGCATCACAGCTCACCGATTGCAGTGAAGTGCAACATTCTGACCAGCACCTACATCCCTCACCCGCTGCTCAGCCAGCAGGCTTTTTCGCGTTTTGTGCAGGACTATCTGGTTTTTGGTAACGCCTACCTGGAGAAACGCACGAACCGCTTCGGTGAAGTTATCGCCCTTGAGCCTGCACTGGCAAAATACACCCGACGCGGGTTAGACCTGGATACCTACTGGTTTGTGCAATACGGTATGACAACCCAGCCGTATCAGTTCACGAAAGGCAGCATTTTTCATCTGATGGAACCGGACATTAACCAGGAGATCTACGGCCTGCCCGGTTATCTTTCTGCCATTCCGTCAGCTCTGCTCAACGAGTCCGCCACGCTGTTCCGCCGCAAGTATTACATTAACGGCAGTCATGCAGGCTTCATCATGTACATGACCGATGCTGCGCAGAACCAGGAGGATGTGAACAACCTCCGCAATGCGATGAAAAGCGCCAAAGGTCCTGGTAACTTCCGTAACCTGTTTATGTACTCGCCTAACGGTAAAAAGGACGGGCTTCAGATTATCCCGTTGTCAGAAGTGGCGGCGAAGGATGAGTTTTTAAACATCAAGAACGTGAGCCGGGACGACATGATGGCGGCGCATCGTGTGCCGCCACAAATGATGGGGATAATGCCTAATAATGTCGGGGGGTTTGGGGATATCGAAAAGGCAAGCACAGTATTTGTACGAAATGAGCTACTGCCTCTACAAAAAATGTTTCTAGAAATAAATAATTGGTTAAACGATAGAATTATAAATTTTTCAACCTACGAACTAAAAATTTAATTAAGATAATTTAGTCGGCCTCATTTCTGAGGCCATATTTTCATCTTGAAAGTATCACCCGTTCAAACAATGGCATTAATTGAGAATAAACATTATCATAATGTTCATCATTTAAAAGATGATATTTATTTTCAAGTTTGATGCTATTAAAACCATCCATGAAACTCTCATAACCAACAGTTCCAATAATAATCTGATTTGTAAGGGAAAACCCATCCAAGCATAGTTTTATAAGCTTATGCGTATGCTCTGGATCCAAATCTTGTTGCTTTGGAGAGTCTATTACTATAGGCATATTCTCAACTGAAGCGTTGCTTTTCATAACACTAAGCAGCGCGTAGTGAAATGCAAATATACCTCGAGGACCTCGACTACCAGTCTTGCCCTTAGTAATATTATTATAACTACTAAGGCCACCTACCTTTGTATTTTCGACACCAAGCTCTTTAAGAGCTTTAGCGAAATACTCTTTGAAACAGTCATTTATTTTAACAGTTCTTTTCTTATCATTGTATACTTCTAATTCTTCTTGTAACTCTGTCAACTCGCCTTCTTTTCGACCAATCTCAACGAATAACTCATCTAACTGTGAAATAAAAGTAGATTCAATTTCATGGTATGCAGCAGATTTAATAACATCATGAAGCGTTATTTCCGATTGAGTTTCTAAAATCAGCGCCTGCAACGCCTCTGAAGCAGCCCTTGACTCTTCTAGCTTTTGATTCAATTTAGGAATATTTTCCTCAATCTTGCTTTTCTCATCTGCAAGAACAGCAATGTTTTTGAGCATTTCATCTCTATGGTT